TCTGGCTGCGCGACGACGAGAAACGCATCCTCGGCATCAACGCGCAACGCGCGTTCAGCGTCGACATGGCAACGGGGGAGACGTCCTAGTGGAAACCATCGAAATCTGGCGCGGCCAGCCCACCACCGACACGGACGGCAACCCCATCCAGGGCAAACCCGCCCGCGTCGGCACGTTCCAGGCGCTGGTCGCCCCAACCTCCACCACCGACCAGACCGAGGAGAACGCCAGCCCGCAGACCATCGAATACACGATCCACATCCGCGGTAGCCAACCATCAGGCATCCAGGCCGCCGACCTGATCAAAGTCAGAGGCATCCTCCTGCCCGTCAAAGGCAAACCGCAAGTGTGGAACAACATCCACGGACGCCACATCGGCGACGTCATCACCGTAGGCGAACGGGAAGGATAAACCATGGCCAAACGATGCAGATTCGTATTCAACCGCAAGGCGTTCAGCCAACAGGTCCTCAAAAACGAGACATTGCGCTCGCGCATGAGGGACGCGGCCGAGGCCGCCGTAGAGGATGACCGTTGCATGGTCCGCGACCATGACGGCAAGAACCGTAGCGGCGTGGCGATCATCTGCCCGGCACCGGTGGAGAAGGCGCACGGCACGCTGGAGGACACGCTCGGAAGGATGCGCGTATGAGCATCCCGGTCACTCCCCGCCGCACGGAGCCGCTGCTCCTGCCCAAACTGAGGACACTGTTCCCGGACGTGACGTTCGACACCATCGAACGAGCCGACCTCGAACCGCCCTTCACCGAAGCCACTCTGGCCGACTCCATGCAGGGCATGAGCACCCCAATTTCGCAGTACGTGCGGCTGCGGTTGAGCGTGCGATGCATGAGAGAGGACCATACGGGCGACTGGGACAAGGCCGCACGCCTGTGGGCCGACATCGCGAGGGAGATCATCGGGCTCGGAAACGTCGCGCCGCTCATCGACGCGTCACTCGAATCCGGGCCGGTACGCATGACTGACGAGGACAAGAGGCTGGTGTGCGCGTACGGCGTGCTCCTGCTCGAGGTCACCGTCAACTGAAACACAACAAAAGACAACGTGCCGCCACACGCGAAGAACGGAAAGGTGCAGACGAATGTCTGACAACAACGAAAAAACCACCGTCGCCGCGCAGGCGGCATCCACGCCCAGCGCGCAGGCCGCGCAGGGCGCGACCGACTACGGGTACGTGTCCAGCGGCAACACCGCAGGCAACGTGCGCCTGATCAAGAACTACGCGCTGTTCCTGTTCCCCAAGGGCGACAGCACGTTCGTGGCTCCGACCGGAGTGGCCTGGACCCCGCCGGCAAGCAAGAAGCCTATCGGCTACTCCACGGAGGACGGCGCCGTACTGCATCCGGAACCGGGCGACAGCACCGACTACAAGGCCCACAACGGCGACATCGTGCTGTCCGACACGGATCCGGGCTACTGGACCCTGCAGCTCGCCGCCATGGAGGGCCGCAAGGATGTGGTGTCGGCCTACTTCGACGTGGACGTCGAAACGGACGGCGGCATCAGCATCAAGGGCGCCGGATTGAAGAAGGAGTGGATCCTCGTGCTGGTCGCGCTCGACCAGCAGGACCGTCCGTTCCTCCTGTACGGCACCAACGCGAAGGTGAGCGACCGTGACGACGTGAGCCTGAAATCCAGCGAGATCATGAACTTCAGCATGACGTTCAAGATGCTCAAGGGCACCAACGGCGAACAGTTCCACGCATGGGGCCTCGTCACCGAAGACGCCAAGTGAACCATTGATTCTTCCCGTGCGGCCGATGGCGGTCGACCGCACGGGACCACCACATCAAACCGCCAACCATTAGAACGGAGCCAACATGAGCGACAAAGAATACCATGTCGTGGACGTGGACCTGACCGAAGCGGAAGAGCTCAAACCCGACGTGCACCTCGAGGTCGCCGGCGTCAAACTCGACCTGCCGAACCTCAACAACGCGGAACTGCCCATCGAACTCGTCCAGGCCATCCTCCTGGTCAAAAGCAAGCCCGCATTGTCCGACGAGGAAATCACGGCCTGCGTGAGCACGTTCCTCGCCTACTTCCAGACGATGCAGCCGAACTTCTGGAACGTGCTGCGCAAGACCAAACGTCCGATGGCCTACCTCACCGCGACCATCAAGGCGTGGGCCGAGGAATCCGGACTGGACCCAAAAGCGTTTACCTCGCCCACCTCTGGAACAACAATCGCGCGGCACTAGCCTACGACTGGATCCGAGCGTACGGGCAGATCTACAGGCCCGTACGCTTCCGGGAATGGGTTGAAGGCCAACGTCCACGAGTCGATTGGGGACTCGCCTGGGCGTTGACCCGCGAAATCCTCAAAGACCATACGAGCCACTCGTGGATGGCGTTGCAGAACGCCGTCTACGCGCCCGACGGAGCCGAACAGGCGGTCTGGACGCTGTCCGGACAACGCAAACGCCCATGGTTCGACCACGAGCACGACCCGCTCCGCCCGCCAACCCCGACGCACAACCTCACCCGCCGTCAACGCGAGGACAGGGAACGGCTCAAAGCCTACTTCCACATCAACGACGACCTCTGACTCCGACCGCCATCGGAATCCCAATATACGAATAAGGAAACACGATGGCAGCACAGGACATCGGCGTCGCATACGTCCACGTCGAACCATCCGGCAAAGGATTCGGCAAAAGCATCGAAGGTGACATCGGCGACGCCGTCAACAAAGCCTCCAAGAAAAGCTCCAGCACCCTCATCTCGAAGATCGGCGGAGCATTCGGCAAAATCGGCAAGGTCGGCGCAGGCGCGATCGCCACCCTCGCCGGCGGCATCACCGCATTGGCCGCCAAAGGCGGCTTCACCCGCGCCCTCAACATCGAGAACGCGCAAGCCAAACTCAAAGGCCTCGGCCACGACAGCGCGAGCGTCACCGAAATCATGAACGACGCGCTCGCATCCGTCAAGGGCACCGCGTTCGGATTGGGTGACGCCGCGACCGTCGCGGCCAGCCTGTCCGCCTCCGGCATCAAGGAAGGCGACCAGCTCACCAAGGTCCTCAAGACCGTGGCCGACACCGCGCAGATCAGCGGCAGAAGCCTCACTGACATCGGCATGATCTTCGGTTCCGTCGCCGCCCGAGGCAAACTCCAGGGCGACGACATGCTCCAGCTCATGTCGAGCGGCATCCCAGTCCTCCAAATGCTCGGCAAGCACCTGAACAAGACCAGCGCCGAAGTGTCCGACATGGTCTCGGACGGCAAAATCGACTTCCAAACCTTCGCCGACGCCATGCAGGAAGGCCTAGGCGG